TTCGTACACACGGTCGCGCAGCTTAAGCGTCATACCCAACCGACGCCAGAAAGTTCGTTGGCCATAAGCACCAATTTTGCCTAGTGGTGACCAATGCTCATTCGACCAAGTGTGACCGCCGTCATCTGACCAGCGCAACATGACCGCAGGGTCGTAGCCTGGTGCAGCAAGATATGAGTTAGTGACTAAGTTGTACCCAGTAATGTCGGTATCTGACAACTCGTATTGGCCTAAAGGTTCAAAACCATCCCCTGCTTCAGTGGTCAATGTAACGCCTGATTGAGTGGTCAAAAACGTCTGCACATATTCGGCCACAAGGTCTAACCCTGACTCAGTGTCGATGTTTTCGCTGTCATACGCAGGGTACAGGCTTAACCCAACGCCTGCTTCGCAATCCAATTGCAAGCTGTGGTGCGCTGTGCGTTTGAGGTTATTTTGGCCAGTCGGCAGCGCGCGCCATGAGCGCAGCCACTTTTGGACGCCGCCGTTGTCAGCGTAGATGTCCAAGTCAAACCTATAGATGTTGCCGTTTTCAAAGTCGCCAACAATAATGTTGCCGCCAAAGTTGCACTGGCAATTGCTGCGGTGCCGCATAAACTCGCCGTTGTCAAAGCCTGCCCGTTCATGCCAGGCTTGTGTAGACACGTCGTAGACCCATGTGGCGTTGCCGCTTGGAAAACTCAGCACATAGAAAGCATGGCCTTCTTGCTGGTAGGTGTAGGCGATAGCGTCCGAGATGTTGCCATACTGAGCGATGGCGTACTCAATAGCGTGGGTGGAAATACGAACGCCGGTGTAGCCATTGGCGCGGTAGACGATGCCTTGGCCACGGGCATCGGTGCCCAGCCAAAACAAGCCGTTGTCCATCTTGGCAATGGTGAATGCCGACACGCAGCCGATCTCGTTAAAAGCGCCTTGGATGCGGGTCAAGGGGAAGTCAGCAGCTCCACTGTCGTACCAGACTTCAACTGAATCAGTACCAAACACCCACAGTTCGCGGTGATCGGAGATCAGACCAACCACGCCGTCGGGCGAGCCTTCGGCGCTTGCAAAGTCCAGCGGATCGACTGATTGTCCATCCAGCAATTGCGACACCCAGATGATCTGGCTGTCGGGCTGGTTGAATACAAAGTAACCATCAAGGTATGCAACCGTCACTGCACCGGCAAAGTCGGGGTCTGTGATTTGTGCAAATACGTTGGTGACTTCGTTATAGATGTAACTGGGGCCGTTGCAAGCAAAGAAGATTTGAGTGCCGTTGTCAGCGATAGACACGGGGCCGGTGCCCGACACGGTGCCAAGCAGCGTAGGTGTGGCCGTCAAACCGGTCAGTTTGTAGACTTCAACCCCAGACACGACATAGAAGTCGCTGCCATTGGTTTGATGCGCCCACAATGCGCGGATCGGGCCGGTGCCTACGGTTTGCAAGAAGTTAAGGCCAGGGGCGCGGTTAAGAAAGCCAGGTTCCTTGCCGCCTTCAGGAATGACTTCAGGAAACAAGTTGACCATGCGGTTGTCCGCAGCGTTGATACTGCGGGCAACATACGCTGATCCAAGAATCGGTGTTTTCATGCAATGTAACTTGGATACCACTTGGTTGTCGTAACGTCGTAAGTCATTGTTAATGCCTTACTAACGACTGCTGTACCAGCCAGAGCAATATTGCCTGCTGTTGTCCATGTAAATACGCCAGTTGGAATCAATGTAATCGTACCCCCACCAGCAGAAATTGGACTTGGTGCCGTGATAGTCACAACAGCTGTTGTTCCCGAAACAAAAGCAACCGGCGTTGTTGGGGCAATTGTTGTTGCGCTTGCAACCGTTGGTGCTGCCGCGCTTACTGCGTTAAAACTGCTCAACACAAGACTTGTGCCTGTAGCTGCACCAATGACCGGCGTCACTAGCGTCGGCGTTGTTGCAAATACAGCAGAGCCGGTGCCGGTTTCATCAGTCAAAGCAGTTCGCAAATTGGCGCTGCTTGGTGTTGCCAAGAATGTGGCAACACCTGTTCCCAAACCACTTATGCCAGTTGCAACAGGTAATCCTGTGCAGTTGGTCAACGCGCCGCTTTGTGGCGTCCCAAGCACGGGAGTTACCAAAGTTGAATTGGTAAACAATAGCGCATTGGTGACTTGTTTAGTCGTGCCCGATTGCACGATTGGCAAGACATCCGCAACGGCGGCAGCAGTTGCAACGGGGAGAGATGAAATTGCGATGGTGGCCATATTAGTAGTTTCCTGCAAAAATGTTAAAGCGTTGACGGGATGACACGATAGCGTAAGGCATAGACATAATGTCATCAGGATTGTTGATGCGCTTGAGATTGCGCTTGGAAGTCATTGCAATCCGTTGGACTTGGGGGCTTGGCTCAACGCCAAACTCAGGCGCAAATTCCATTGCCAAGTTGTAGACAAACGCTCGCAAATAGCCTGGTGGGAACAGAATATTTGTCGCCAAATTGGCTGGCTGAGTCAGTTCTTCCACCGAAACAAAGTGCCATTCCAAGTCCCGTGTGGGTTGCGGGTAAACGGTCATCGTAACGTCAGGGTAGGTCATGTTGACAAAAATGACCTGTGGATAAGTTGACGTTACGGTTTTAACAGCAATGCCGTCGTATTGCTGTTGGTTAATGAATTTGATGCCGTAGGACACGTTGGTGCCTGCGTCGCGGTAGTAGGTAGCGTCATCCAGCAACACTGGGCGGTTGCCTACAAAGTTACCCGACGGGCCAAGGGTGCGAGTAATTTGACCAGCAGGCCAAGTAAATATTTGATCTTGGGTGCTAAAGACAGATAAACGCTCAGTATTCCATGAGTCAATCATCTGATTCAACGCCATCAGCGCATCTTGAGATACGGACGCAGCCGGTGTCTCACCTTCGGCCAACACGCCAAGCAATCGTAATGCTCTATTGATTTGATCGCCAGCAGTGTAGATGGCCATGTTTATGCTCCTTGTTCGACCACCTCTGTTGGTCGGGTACGACGACGTTTGACTTCCAGTGGAGCCGCCTCAACAGGCGTGTCCAAAGTATATCGCACCCAACCATTTTTTTCATCTTCTACGGCTTCAAGCTCCATAGTAGCAACCTTGGCACCGTGAACTTCATGAGACATGTAAATAACAGCCATAGTTTAAGAGGGGGCTGTTTAGGCCCCCGTTTGGTTTAGGCAGTGATGCCGATGTTTTTCAACGCAGTACGAAGAGCATTGATGGCAGTTGCCAACTCAGTTCCCGTAGCAGTGTTGCTAACCGCAGTGATGGCCGCAGCTTGTGTAATTGGCGTGGTTCCGTAGAAGCCCGCAGTTCCACCAGTTTTGCCCATGATTGCGCCGTTTAGTTGCGCGTCTTCAAACGCGACGCCTACAGCAATAGTATTTGGCATGATTTTTTTCCTTTAAAAATAAGGGCCGAAGCCCCTATTTAGGTTTAAGCAATACGATACAAAGTGTATGCAGCGTCGCCTGTTTTGCGGAACATGAACTGCGCTGCGCCACCAACACCTGCCGCGCTGCCAGTAATAGCAACAACCAAGTTGCCAACCGCAGTGATGCCAGTTCCAACAGCCATCGTGATGAGGCCGGTGGAAGTGCCAAGGTTAATAACAGTCAAATTGAACGTGCTGCCAATTTTTGCGTTAGTTATGACCGCATCAATTGCGGTTGCCGTTGGCAAAGTGTACGTAGCAGCGGTTGTGGAGGGGTTACCCACCAACAAGTTGCCCGTAATTTGTGCAGCGGTCAGGGTTGCAGTTGCGGTTGCGGTCTGTTGAGCCGCTGTTGCATACAAGTCGATTTCGTTCAGGTTGCCGTCACCGACTTGGTATCCACCGCCAGAATTAGGTAATGCCATGATAATTTTCCTTTAAAAAAGTTTCTGATCAACCCCAGATGCGGCAGGCCATCTGTGGACGAATTGTGCTGAAGCCATACAGAACGTCGATACGGCAAGGCATACGGTCGTTGTTGATGTCGTACTGACGAACAACGCGCAAGCTGATACCGTTATGAACTGCGCGAGCAGCCATATCGACACCTTGGGGCAGCAACAAGTCGGCGGTCGCAAAAGTGATCGCATCTTTGTGGTAAACCAAGTTCTGGGGATACTGAGTGCTGGCTGTACCGACAAACACAACGGCTTTGGCAGTAGCAGGCAAAGTCAACATGGTAGCCAGAGCATGAGCTGCTGAGTACATGGCCGCTACGGTAACAGTAGCAGTTGTGGTGGAAGTTGAAGAAGCCAAAGCCACAAACTGGAACAACGAACCTGTGGATTCACGGGTTTGTGGGTTCACAGCGTAGACATCAGCAATCGTAAACACGTCACCAACAGCAATCAGTTCACCAGAGCCAACAGTCAACGTGAGGGTAGAAGAACCTTCAGTTGTCACAGCAGCGCCAGTGGTATTGCCTGTAGCAATACGGGTGCCAGTGGTGTGTTGCTTGATTGACTGAGACATATTGACTTCATCAAAGCCTAACACGCCAGTGCCCATCATGCCGTTCTTAAACTGCTTGCTGATGGTGTCGGTGGGGTTAAACAAACCTTTCATGCCTTCGACCAAGCCAGCGTTAGCGGCGGGGTTGACGGTAGCGTAACGTGGTGACATCACAGCAGCGTTTTCGTTCAGCTTCTGCTGGGCTTGCAACAAAACCAAAGAAGTCGAAGGAGTGGTGCCTGGGGTGCCCACGGTGTTACCGATGGTTTTGTACGCATTAGCAACGTCAGCATCAATGCTGGAAGCCAACTGGCTGATACGAGGCTTCAACACACGTTCTGCAAAGTCGTCCAATTGCATGGTCAATTCAGCAGATGTGAAGTTCACGCCGATGTGCTTTTGTGAAGCAACAGTCAGTGTGGTGAACTGTTCGTTGTCGTCCTGAACTTGCA